GCACCATACCGTGCGGTCTTTTTTGGGGGTGACTAATTGCTTTGTAAATAAATGGGCTAACGGCGTCATGCGGCCCCCTCCGGTGTGCACGGAAAATGCACGCATCAGACCGATGAATCACCTTATGTTCTTCCTCGAATTGCCGGGGTCTTAATCAAGGCAAGCGGGAAGAAATGGCGGAATTCTAAGGGGTTTGATGGTGCTGCGAGAGAGGATTGAACTCTCGACCTCTCCCTTACCAAGGGAGAGTGCGGGGCTCAATCTCTGCGATCGGACGGCGCGGCATCTTCGCCTCCTGGATTCGGTGGGCGCTCCGCGACCATCTCGGGTGTCAGTGCCTTAGCCATCTCTCATCCTCCGACGAAGCTTGCGCGCCTCATCTGCGTGCAGGGCAAATAGCTCGGCCAATGCCTCAGCCCATCCAGGGAACTCCGCTTCGTAGCGCGGCAGGTACACGTCGCATCTGCCGTTGGCGCCCGGCTCGTGATAGCCATAGGCTTGCATGGGGCTTGGGTTTGTGCCGCTGGCCTTGTGCCGCCGGCACCGGCCGGATGCGGGGCATGTCTCGGAAAGGCACATCTCGAAATCAGGCATGATGGTCTGTCCACTCATATGTGTCTCGGAACTCGCCGCAAACGTGGTCGAACGCGGTCGAGCAGGGGTCTGCGGGGTCGCAGGGCTTGTGGTCAGTCATGGACGGGGTCCTCCGGGGTGGTGGCTTCGCGCGCAATCTGGTCGAGCGCATCGATCGGGTGCTGTGCGCGCCCGTCCGCAACCCTCTGGATCACTTCCACCGAGAGAGCGCCGGTCGTCTCATACACACGATCATTCGGGCAGCGCTCGTCGACGCAGACCACATCGAGGCCGTCGGTCGCACCCCATGAGAAGTCGCCATCCGGACCCCAGTGCAGCAGCACTTTCGGGCGGCGGCCGGCAAGGGCATCCCGCTCGGCCTCGGCCTTCCGAATACGTTCCGCCATCTCCTTGATTTTGGTCTGATGGTCGGCAAGATCGAGCGTGCGGGCCTCGTTCACGTACTTCAGATCGGCCTCGGCCTTCTCGGCGCGGGCAATGGCAGCGTCACGCTCGGTCTCTACTTTCAGCGCGTGGTCTTTCCACCAGAGCAACGGGGTCGTTTGAGCATCCCGCTCCTTCTCCGCCGCCGCGAGGCTGGCGCGGAGGCTGTCGATCGTGTCGAGCAGGGCCAACACCACCTCGGGCGAGACGGCCGCGAGGTAGTCGGCATCCTCGGGCCGGATGTGGACCATCGGGATAGGCGGCTCGCCCGGATGGGCGATGCCGACGCTGCGCACCACGATCGGGTGCGGAGCCTTGGCCTGCGGGTCGATGCGCACCGACTGGATCCAGCGCTCGACGTGCTCCCCTTCCGCGAACGAGCCATCGAGCCGCACCATGGAATAGGGGTGTCGCGTGATGTCGACCTGCCAGGGGCCGGGCGTCGCGGCTTCGGCCAGGGTGCGGAGATCGGCAGGCGCATGGACGGTCGACGACGGCTCTTGCGCTGGCGGCGGACGAACACCCATCACGGCTACGGCCTTCAGAGGCTTGACCTCCGCCCCAACGGTCAAGCCGTCCTTGACGGTTGCGGCCTCCTTCTCGGCTGCGAGGGCGCGAAGAGTATCACAGGCTACATCGCCGATCTTTGCCGGGATGAGGGAAACATCATCCATCTGCTCCGCCAGCGCCCGCAGCGCGGCGGGGGATGTATCGATGTCAGGCATGGTCGGCCTCCTCGACGTGACGATCTGCCGGCGTTTGCGGGGCAACGCCAATCCGTTCTCGCTGCCGCACGAGCCCGCATGAGCCGACACCGAAACCCGTCGGAACCCAGGCCATGCAGCGACGGCCCAAGCACATGCAGTCCGGATCGGGGCCACCTTCTCTTCGCTCGTCAGGATTGGTGTGGACGCGGTTGACCGCGCCACTGGATTTGTCCTGCCAATTCAGTGCCCGCGCAAATGGGCACCACAGCGTTCTCGTGGCATCTTCAGCGACTTCCATGGTCAGGCCTCCTCGATCTGGCGCAGGCGCTCGCGGCCGGCATCGGTGCGCAGAAGAGCGTCTCGAAGTGCGCGAAACTGCCGAACGGTCAACCTGTCCATATGAGCAGCCGGCATTTTCATGCAGGCATCAGGAAGAAACCCTCCCTCCGACAAGCAAAGCTTGTCCATTTGGTCAATGGCAAGAACGAACGGTACGGCTGCGGTTAGAATATCTTCAAACGGGCTGTCCATCGCTCGCCTCCTTCTGGATCAGGGCGCGGATGTCGACCGCTGCTGATTTCGCACCGAACGCTTCATCGGAATCGCCATTCCGATCAAACGAGGCCATGACAGCCTCTGCTTCCTCCGCGCACCGCTCGATGATGAGCGGGAAGAGGGCGCGGATCGCGGCGCGGGCCTGCGCGCGCCACTCATCGGCATCCTGAAAGCCTTCCGGGATCTCAATCAGTGGAGGCCAGCCGCCACTGACTCGCAGGTCATTGAGAGTCGCGAGCGCGACGGCCTCGACCCACGCTTCGTTCTCGATCGTGCTCATCTCATCCCCTATCTCGGACGGATACCGATCCATCCAAAAAGGCGCGACCTTTGTCTGTGATCCACCAGACTCTTGACCACGGATAATTCCCAGTCCCCCGATCATCATCGGTTCCCCCGCCTTTTACATATCCTCCGTAAAAAAGATCCATCATCAAATTATATGATGTTTTGAGCTCATCTTCAGTTGTTCTACCTGAATTGCTAAGAATTTTCAGGATTTCCATTTTTCTAGGAGTCATCTTAACACCACCTGTCCGTTTAGTTTTTTCTTCCATTTACTGGCGCGGCTGCCGGGCATAGGCCTGGCGCTGCGCTTGATCCCGAGATGCTTGGCGCGGACGCGGGCCGTCTTGGACTTGACCGCCACGTCCTCCGCCGTCTTCGCGCGGTGCTTGTCGCGCAGAGCCGGCGCGAGGTTGCTTTCGCGGTGCTCCCCGCCGTTGCACAGAGCCGTGATGTGGTCGCATTCCCACTGATCGGCAGCGGTGATCTTGCGGCCGGAGATGTGGCAGATGCCGTTGTGGCGCTCGAATACGCGGAGTTTGACGCGCTTCGGAATGGCTACGTCGGGCGTCGCCCCAACCCACTCTTCAACGCTTCGGGTCATTCCAGCCACCCCCATAGTTTGCCGCGCGATATGTTGCTGACAGTCATTTGAGTGACACCAAACTGTTTAGCGATTTTCCATTGGGCTTGTGTGCTAATCATCTTTCGAATACTTCGCACCTGATCTTCCGTCAGTTTTGCTTGAGGGTTCCGTGTCCCTCTGGCTGCGGTGCCATGCTGTATTTTATGGGCGGCGTTTTCGGCCTTAGTCGCCCACGCCAAATGCCTGGGGTTACAGCAGAGCGCGTGACCATTCCCGCACAAATGAGCAACTTCATGTGATGGCGTCGGCTTATCACCATGAACAGACTTACAAGCAAAGACATGAGCACCGACAGAGCGTCTATTGTGATGGTAGACACCATACCCTTTGCTGTTATTACCAAAAGGCCAAGGGAGGCAATCATCCCCGTCATATGGGATGACAACATTCATCATGAACTCTGTAGCCTTATGGCGGCCTGTAGTTCCTTTCAACGGGCACCCGTGCCGGCGGAACCGAGCTGCATGACCTCGGCAATACCCACGGTTATCGTGCGGCTTATCGCACCCCTCGACCGTGCACATGCGTTTCCCCCTGACGCGAGGCGGGATAGCCTCGTCATCGTGCTTGGCGATCCACTCTTGGACGGATCGGGTCATGCCGCCCTCCCAAAATCCTTGGCTTTTGCGCCCACCATTTTGGCCAGCACGTCAAGAACATCGCTCTTGCTGCGTTGGAACGCCTCCCGGCCCATCGCCTTAAGCGACTGGCTTTTTGCCGTGTAGACCGTGACGACGGCCTCGGAGACGACCACCACCGCAAACTCATCCATCGGCTTCACGAACGCCGCGACGCGCTGTGCCTCGGCTTTGCTGCTTGCCACGATTGACCGTTCATCCCGATAACCAGCCCGGATCAGCGCAAACTTGCGCATATGTTTGGCTGTGGGAAACCTCCCGTCCCAGCGCTCCGGTAGGTTCTGCCAAGCGTCCTCGACGCAGGCAAAAAAGTGGTCGTGGGACCGCTTGGACCGCCCCGCCTCCTGAACCAGCCGGTACTCTTGGCCGACCACAAACTGATCGTTTGCAAGCCGCGTGAAGCTGCGGACTGGACGCATCGCGTCGCCGTCCCACTGAAAGATGATCGGGCGGTCGACCTGAGCCATCACGCGGCCTCCCGCGCGGGCTCGACGCCATACGCCTTGATGCGGTCCACGACGGCAACAAGGTCAGCGTTGAAAGCATCGATCGCGTCGGACAGCTTCGAGATGTATTCCTCATCCCGATAGGCCCGCTTCACGAACAGAGGCATCCTCGGCCAATAGACTGCGATATCGACCCACTCGCGTTCGGCCACCCATAGGGCGCCCTGGCACTGCGCCTTGTGTTCCGCTGGGAAATCGTCCTTCAGGATGCAGTCGATCAGCAGATGCGGCAGCTTGGTCTTGATCTCCAGCATGCCGGCATCGCCGATCAGGCTGTCGGGCGAACACCCCTTCTGACCGTTCCGAAGAAACCCGATTTGCGTCGGGTCAGCATCGGACATGAAGGCGTATAGGCTACGGGCCTCGGCCTCCATCTCGTGCCCGCGGTCCATGTGCGCGTTTCCGTAGCGCTCCATGGGCTCGCCAGTGATGATCTCGCCGGCCAGCTTGTGCAGATAGGTCCGGCGCATTTTGCCTTCAGAGCCGGCGCGAGGCGCCAGGACCGTGCCGAACTCGCTCGCGGTCGGGATGCCCA